GCTCTGTCATACCGCCAACAGACGATACGAATATTTCATCACCGTTGCTCAGACCATGTCCGGCAATTGTGACAACGCCGGGATTTGCTTGTGTAATACCTGTAATGTTTTTCGCAGCATCTAAGACGTATTCACCATTACGCACAACGCGCATAATGCTATCGCCAAACTCTAAGATGTATGTGTCGCTCGTTTTGAACTCAAATGGTATCAGCCGCCCTTTGACAGAGCTTGATTTGATTTCGCCAATATATTCTGTACCCGGTCTGCGAGATGCACCACCATGGGGGTGGACTACCATATTTAGCAGCTCAGCCGCACCTGATCTGTATTTTTCTAGATCAACACGCCCTTCTAGACGCGGCGAGATCTCACCAGCTACAAAGCTGGTTAGTGATGGAGCTGAACGCGGCATCGATTAGAACCGGCTCTCTATCAGGTCAGAGGCTTCAAACTTAGCAGCCGCACCCTCTGTAGCATCGACAAATCGTGCTTCTTTAATTTTCTCATCATACAGCGCTTTGGTTGTTGCAATCATCGCGTTACTGCCGGTAATTGCATAACAGATCTCAAATGCTAGCCGGGCTGCAATCGTATCGACAAGAAGCGTGTCATATAAGTTTGGATCTTCGATACGCGCAATATACTTGATAAAGACCGTGCCTTCATCAGTTAATAGGTCACGCCCTTCGATGACATAGACCGGCCCACCAGTGTTGTCGGTCATGTTGTCTTGTGGATACATCAAAGTGCCGTTAGAGAACTCTAGGACGCGCAGACAGTCGGCTGGCAGTGGATACTTGAATGTATACCCAAATGGTGGCGCAACGCTGTCCTGTGACAGCTCTGAGCGCTTTATAAGGCTATTCCAGTTGTGAGAGCGAAACACCGCGTCACGCACCAGCTCGTAGCGCTGATTGATAAGACGGCCAGCTTTGGAGTCTTCAGTCAGACTGATGATGTTCGTTGCGCCAAGCGTGTTGAGCGCAGCGTTAGAAATATCCACCGCTGATGGCATAACAATACCTCACAATAAAAAGGGGATGGGTCAGGCTAGGAAGCATCAAAAGCCTGACCCAAACTGGTTTAGTCAATCGCGTAGGTCATTGTGAGTTCGATCAAACCAGTGCCGTTAGCACCAGCAAGGCTCACAGTCACCGGGATGCCGTCAGAATCTGCATCGACTACTGAGTTCAAACCCAGAGCTGCTGTCAAACAGCAACCAACAGTCGATACGGATGTTGAAGCAGCCGCCGCCTTGAACTCATCAACATCTGCTGCAACAGTTGTACCGGCTGCGTTTTTGTACTCAGCATGGCCAACTGACAGTGTTGTTGATGAACCAAGTGCCGCATGGACAAGCTGACCGCTAAGGATCCGCGCACCATTTGGCAGATTGAACATGTGGATGTCTGATTGCTCAGCAGAAGCTGTGTAGCTACCGTAAGCAATACGAACACGACCACCAAGCTCATTTGGCTTGATTTTTTCAGTGGGGTTGTTTTGATCCCACTTGGTCTTCTGGTCAGAATAAACTGTACCCATCTTTAGTCTCCTTTAACTAACTGTAATTAAACAGTTTACTCGTTACATAACACCTGAATAACTTTAGCTTCCTCCATCCTCGTTGCACCAAATGAGGCACAATAATAGACTTGGGTTGCGTAACTTTTATCAGCCCGTTCAGTAATTTTAGCTTCAACATCTTTGCCGATAGCCAACTTCATCCCATCTTCAGCCCATGCATAGCACTGGCGTGAAGTTCCATCATCTTTCAGACGGTTACTTACTATGAAGTCGAATCCTACAAACGAAGTTACGCTTCCAGTTGCCAAGGCTTTGACGGTGTTAAAGTCGCTGCTGGTGACTGATGTTGTGTTCAGCAGATCTTCGATTTGCTCTGGTGACACAACAATGTAGCGTCTGATCGATGGATCAACACTACCTTGGTCTAGCTTTTTCTTCGCCTCAATGAGCTTTGCCACAGTCAAACCAGCAGAACCATGGGCAATAACATTGCCAGCCGGTAGCGCTGTGTTTGTTGTACCAGCTTTACCTGTCTTGGCAGATGCGTTGAACGCAGCAATAATTGCATCGTCCATTGCCCTTCCCATAGCGTTGGCCGCTGCCTTCGCATAATTCGACTCAGGACTGGCAAGCATTCTGATCTTATCCTGATCATCAATGAGGTCAGCATACTCATAGTCATTGAGCGTAACCATCCGGCGATCATGTGGTGTTTCCATCAATGGTGTATCACCATGCCGTGTGGTTCTAATAGCTGCCGCTGCTGATCCGATTTGATCAAAAAACGCCTTCTCGCCATTTACAGTTTCTGTATCCACAGTAGCGCGCAGAAGACTGCCCTGCTGCTGTGAAAGCATTGTCACATTTGCTGAAAACTGGTTCACAAATGCGGTTGTAATTTGAGTTGACATATCGTCACCCTCCACATTTTAGGTTGATGTAAAGTGAATTTTCGTTTCAGTTATCCAGCAAAGCCGGGCTGTAACTTGGTAGGCGGTCAGGGGCTGTAAAGCTTATCCTGTCTCTCGCATATCAGGGGTTTCATATTCCCTGAGCTGCAACACATCAGCGACAGTTTGCTCATGGGCTGGGTGATGTTTGTCCCAGTATGGCGTTCCCGGCGCTGTTAGTTCTGCAATCTTTCGACCAGCTTCTTGAGGGGTCATCGCCATTTCTGATGTGGCACCCTCAAGCGTGTCTTCACCAAGCTGGTCAGCTAGATTTGCAAACAGCTTGATTATCATTGGGTGATCGCCTAGCGGCAGACCATTATCCAAAATTATGTTATCCCAAACCTCTGGCGCGATGCCCATAGCTTTACCAGCCGCTGCTGCGCGCTGAAGCTTGTCTTCGTAGGCTCGTCCAAATTCTTGGTGCAATTCGTCTTCATATTGCTGCGATACTTGCTCTTGCTCAGCCGCAAACAGCCTCTCGCCTTCAGCAACATCTTGTTGAATCCAATCAATTACATTTTGTGCATGACGCGGTATGATGCCCTTTTCAGCAGCCATGGCTTTGAAGCCTTGTATTGTATCTGTATCAAGATCGCTGTTTGTGATCTCATACCCATCTGCGTTGATTGGCGCGCCAAGCTTTTGAAAGATTGGCATCCAATCATCGTCATTTGATCCATGACCGGGCAATGCTATTTTGTCAGCCCCGATCATGCGTTGTGCGTGAACATGGCTTTTTGCTAGCTGTCCAACATCAGTAAAATTTTTCAGTGACGGCTCATGCCGTAAATCTTCCGGCAATGTATCAATAAAGCTTACCGGCGCTGCTTCTTGAGATCCGCTATCATCAACCGGGGTTGTCTCAACTTGGTCTTCCATTTTTTATTCCTCTTGTTGTGTGAGCTTCCTATCGTCAATCATTCGCATAATCGTCAACACGACTGAGCGCTGCCCCTCTAGGAACGCTGAGAAATGCGGATCACCGCGCTCAAAAGTCGTGTTGTTGATGTTGAAACGCGCTTGCAAATCATCCAAAACTGCCGTGCCTTCTTCAGATAAAAAGACCTCGCGATACTTGATTTGCAACATTTCTAGATGGTTGTTCTCGCTCATATATTAGGCACCTCGCCAGTTGCCTTGATATATGGCGCAATCTGCCCGGCCTGTTCAGCATTGGCTGCTTGTTGCGCCGCCGCTGCTTGTGCTTCAGCCGCTTGCTGTTGCTGACGGCGTACCATCATCACTTCTTCATCAGAGCGAATAACTCTTGCCGGTAGGCCTAGAACATCGACAAGATACTTGATCATCTTGTCGCTATCCAAATAATCCATGACCGGGGCCATCTCACCAAACTGTGACAACACCTCAATGCCTCTCAAAGTTGATTGCAGCTCAGCCATCTTTTGCGACTTGGCTAGTGGGCTTACATATTCGATGTCGATGTCCAAACCTTGCAGCTCTTCTGGCGGCTCTGGGAACGCACCCTGTCTTAATAGTATAGCAAAGGTTCGATCTATAAGTGGCTGTAATAATTCGTTTTGCATCCTGCCCATGACCGGGCCAAGCAGCCTCATCTTTTCTTCATTGCGCTGCAACACCTCTGTCGCAGTCATTGTCTGACCTTGGCCCATTAGGAGCTGATCAACAAAGAACGCCTCGCGTATCGCTTGGCGGCGTTGCTCTTCCATATTGAGGCCAAGCGCATTGTTTGCGCCAACTTGCAGCGGCTCTAACCTGTCTCTGGTGCCGGTGCGGTAAAAGTTCAAGCTGCCCGGTGTTGTGCGAACCGGCAGTAGGAAGCCATCATCAGGCACCATCAATGGTGGATCTAGCTGCTTTTGCGCTGATCTAATGGTAATCTCTGACATTTTGTTCAGCATTTTTGTATCGCTGAGGCATGTCATGCCGGGGCTTCGCCCATAAACGCTGACCGAATCCTTATTGAATCTGGGAATCAACATAGGCATTTCGTCAAAGCCGCCCTCGCCCAACACCATTTTTGTATCGCCGCAATAGTAGACTGAGCCAATAGGCTTATCTAATTTTGCGAACAAATCAGTCTTGATGCCTTCTTTTGGGAAGATTGCATGCACCACCGGGTGTTCTTTGTATGGATCTTCTTTAAGGCTTTTGTCTATTTTTTGCGGCAGATTGTCTTCGCCAAACCGGCTGGCAATCGCTCTAGCTGTCATTTCAAATTTGCGATAGACAGTATCTACTTTGCCAAGCGCGTTTTCTGATATGTAAATCTCTGCGATATGTCGGCAGCTAAATCTTACGCCATCGCCGTCACCCTCGACAAACATAGCAGCCGTGCCAAACACAACGAGGTCATAGTAAAGCTCATGTATTTCTTGCTGAAAGTTTGACCGATTGAACGCCATGTACATCTGATCGGTTGTAGCTTCTAGCCATTCGTTGGCTTCATCGCTCTCTTGTAAGATCGGATCTCTGTATCGCAGCGAAAACCATGGCGCTGATGCGCCGGTCAGCATGCCATGCAAGCTCGCTGACAGCAGCTCGACAGCGTGAATGGCCGTGCCATCATAGATCAGCTCTGTGCGTTTATCGCCTTGTGCGCGTTTTTTTGTAATGTCAGCCCGCCGTGGCAGCATATAGTCTGCAAGCTGCTGCCAGTGGTTTTCCCAGTTTGCGCGCTGTGTCTGAAGCGTTTTTAGCCGCCGGTCAAGCGCAGCAACCTCTTTGCGGATCGGTTCTGCCATTAGTACATACCCCCGGCCATTTTCGATGGTTTGTCTCTTTTTACGCCAGCAATCGATCTGCCACGGCTTTTACCGGCAGACTTTTGCAGCAGCCGCTCCAGTGGGTTTACGTTCATCGCACCGCTGAAATTCATTGGTTGCGGTGCAGACATGCCCATTCTACCGGCAAGGTTCTTTTTGCCGCGTAAATCCATCATGTTAGTAGACCTGACATCAGTGACCGCCGCCGGGTTCTAGCACCAGACAGCAAGCCTTGTGCGCTTGTGCCTATGGTAGATTCTTGACCTAAGCTGGATTTTTTCTTTGCTTCTTCGGTTTGATCACCATCACCGACATTACCGGGTGTATCTGGCGCATCAGGCAATTCGAGATTTACGCCGTCTGTCTGATCTTCTGATAGTTTGCCGCCGCCATAATCTCTAACAACCCTCGCTTGCACATCGTCACCTTTGTCGGCTTGTACGTCTTGAGCTACAATGTTGGCATATGGGCCAGTGTATCCAGCCACTTGCTTGCCAGTAAAAACATTAGAGCCAAACAAGCCTTTGGTAACATTCCCTACATATTCACCTTGGTCATCAAAAACGACATCAACAAGATCTGGGTCTTCAAGTTGTTTTTGCATGTACCCACGCATCGCTTTGTTACCAAAATTTATAAGCGCACCACTAGGCGTGTAAGCCGCAGCCCCTGTTATATTTTTGTTTTTGATTCTGTCTTGTAATTGTTTTTTTGCTTTTTCTATTCTGTCGAGTCTTTGCTGCGCTTGCGTGACATAGCCACTGTCAAAGTTTTTCGTAGAGGCTCCCGACTCGTCTCTCATACCGCCGCCATCGCCGCCACCTTCAAAGCCGCCACCGGGTTTATCTCTGCCCAGACTGTCTTTTTCAGTTGGTGGAAACGCAGGGATGCCATTGACTAGCTGACCAGAGCCGCCCATGCGCCGTAACATCCGCTCTTCGTTTTTATTGATGTAAGCTAGTGAGTGTTCCTGCCCAGCAACATTCACTTTCTTTGCTGGTGGCTTCATCATCTTAGAAGGCATGATATTCTCCTTAGTTCGCAGCCGCACTGCTAAATGGGTTGTAGTCCATTACAGCGCGTTGCTGTGGTGGCCGGTGGCTCATACGGCTTTCTTGTATGCCTATTGCCATGTAGCGAAAGCTGTCGGCTGCATGCGATGACCAGTCGTGAACTGGCGTTAATCTAAATGTTCTGCTTTTTTCGTTGTATGCCCGGTGGTACTGGCGCAGCGCCTCTAGCCCAGCCTTGCATTTATCGCGGTCAAAGTAGCACCGGGGTATTATCATTTGCGCCGCATGGATTCCATCTTCGAGCGGCAGCTTTGGTAGCACCCTAAAATTAAGCCCCAGATCCCATGCAATCTCTCTTCTACTTTTGCCCGAACCCAGCTCACGCACTTCGATATCGTGAGGCGCATAGTGATCCCCATAAAGATAACCTTTACGCGCAAGGACTGCACAATAGTGCGGCAAGCCTTCACCGCGCGCTTCATAATAGTCAATGACATGAATGGCCTTCCCGGCGTTGCCGCCTGTCTGTGCAAACCAAATACTAGAAGCGTCACCAACACCCAGATCCCAAAATGTCTGAACCTTCATCGATGGGTCATATGGCACATTAACGATCCGGCCAGTCTCTAATGCCGTTTGCATCTCTTTGCCGTAGATGCTGCCGGGTACATTCGCTACCCATGAGCATTCAAACTCTTGCTCATACTGATCCGGTGACATCATTGTCTTTGCAGCTTCCAGCTCTTCATCAGGCAAGATGCCTGTCTCAGATGCCTTATACACCGCCGCAACCCAATCATCGTTGCTAGCCGCCAGCTCGTAATAATCGTAAAATGCGTTGGTGCCTCTAGGTGTTCCTACAAAGACACAATAACCCTGCCTATCAGACAGCGCCGGGCGTAAAATCTCAGGAAACACGCTTTCCGGCGTATCAGCTACCTCATCAATCACGCAGCCATCAAGATAAATACCACGCAAGCTGTCCGGGTTCTCAGCCCCCAACAAGCTTATTCTGGCGCTATTAGGTAGATCACACCGCAGCTCTGTCTCATTAAAGCGTACACCGGGTATCGCCCCAGCGAATTGCTTCAAATAATCCCATGCAACATTCTTGGCTTGCCGATATGTGGGTGCTAAGTATGCGTAGCGTGGGTTAGGCTTATCGCTCATAATCGCATCACGCAGCAAATGATTTACTGCCATGACAGTCTTGCCAAATCGTCTATGACAGACAACTACACTCCAGCGCTTGGACGATAGCTGATTATGCAGCTTCGCTTGTAGCGGCCTTGGCGCATACGGTATGGTGATCTGCACTAAGCGCCGCCCTTCTTCATAGCCAGCTTGTGCGCCTCTTCAAAGCTCTTGCCTGACCGCATCATGTTGTTCATCGCAGACATGTGCTTTGGTGAATGCTTTTTGCTGTGCTTTCGCAGCATGTTTTTCTGTGTGGCTGTCAATTTGGACATGGCTGTGTGGCTCCATTAGTCGGGAATATTATTGTCTATAGAGGCAGCGATAAAAAATCGGAGGGTGGGGTCAGGCATATGCCAGAATCCTGATCAATATTCTAGCGGATCGCTCCCCATCTACTCCCCAAAATACAAGGCACCCTTTGTTTCCTGAGCGTGACCGCCGGGTACAGCATGCAAGGTCACCGGACTACAAAGGCGGTGCATCAGGCTGGCTTCGCGCGCGTAGCTGGGCCAAAGCAACGCCGATATATAGGGACAATCCCTACGCGTCTGCCTCTGCCAATACCTCATTACCTTGCCAACTGATCGTGATGCTTTGCTGAGCTGGAGCGTCCTCTTTCTTATCACGCAAGCCCCATGGCTGTAGCTTGCCCATCGTAAACTTTAGTGTATCCACCTCAAGCCTACGGCGCTGCACTTCAGCATTCAGCATGCGTGGATCTACATCATCAGGCAGCGGAGCCATGGCAAGTTCATTGATGTGATCAGCATAGAACTCAGCTTGCATCAGCCTACCTTTACGATAGATCTCGAACAGCTCATCATCCTGCATCACAGCTCTTGTGACAGTCCGATAGCCCGGCATGCCTTCATCCTTGCAGATACTGACAAGCGTCTCGCCAGAGCCAAGCCTGTTGGCAATCTCTGTCATCACTGTCTTGTTGATCTTTCTAGCCATCAATCACCCATAAAAATGACCGGCACCACTATACGGCACCGGCCATAGTTTGCTGTCTAAGGGAGGAACGGCGGTTGTGAACCGCACGATAGATCTATCATCCACATTTTCGCGTCATTTGCAACAGCCTTTCTTATTTAATCAATATACTTGACATATCGTGTCAACATACCAATATCTTTATGATGAACAACAAATGGAGATTGCTATGTCCATCATACGCATCATCTTTGAAATCATAGGTGCAGCGGCATTCTTTGCCAGCCTGTACCTCACAGCCATATTGCTGCATGCCATAGCTGGTACGCTATGACTAAGTTATCTCACACAGTCGTTAAGCTTAGTGAAGCACAAGCATTTACAGCTATGTGGCATAGACATTCAAAGCCACTAAAGCGTCACATGTTTAGCATTGGCGCTCACAAAGGCATGCTGATGTATGGCGCAGGGTTCCATGAACAATACGGCTACCCCAGAGGCTTGATTGGCGTAGCAACAGTAGATCGATGCTCATCAGCATGGTCAAAGTATCATGGCTACATAGAGCTGCGTAGATTGTGCATCAATCCAAACTATTCGGACACGCATGTTGCTAGCTTTTTGATCGGTAAAGTTAAACAAGCATGTTTCGCCATGGGCTATCGCATTATCGTGACATACACCAAGCCCGGTGAAAGCGGCGCATCATTACAAGGCGCTGGTTTTTCAATGAATAAATATCGTGTTGAACATAACGATGGCATCATTATTGATGGCTTGGTGCGCTGGGTTTGTATTGATGGACAACAACCAGACGATGATCAGCGTGAATTTACAAGAAATGGCTTACAAGTAATCAAAGATTTGTCCGATAATACAGCCTAGTCAGCGCATCCCGGTAGTTGCGCTTCACGATCCTTGGATCATTCAGCCCCAGTATGTGAGCCAGCTTTGTCCATCTGGGGCCGCGATCCCTGCCAACGGCGCTATGCGCCACAGCCATAATCAATCTTCTATCATCCTCACCAAGCTCCATAATCATGCCATGCGCCTTGTCCATGGCATCGATCTGATCCCCGGTTGGCCTAAGCTTGACCTCACCTATCTGCGTCCAGCCATAGCCATGCCAATCCATTGGATAGTCAGGCCAGCTAGCTTGTTTCTGTATCCTGATAGCGCGTGGCAAGCGGCGCTCAGTAACAGCCATATCAAGAAACAGCGTGTGCAGCTCAGCTATGTCCATCACCAATATCTCGCAAGTGTCGTTCTGTGGCGTTGACCCAGTCCAATAACTGCACCGAATCCATATGGCTTATGGCTTTTAGTGTGTCGGTAAATCTATCTGCTGACATCATTGGTCTGATGCGTCTAAGTGCGCGATCTTTCCTAAATTGCAATGGATCATTCTTGGCTTTATCTTTTGCTGCACAATAGTTTGCGTTGGTGTTTTTCACGACACCAGACAACATCTCGCGTATCTCTCTTGATCTGTCCTGTTGACAGCCTTGATCTGATAGTTTACTGCTTTCAGTATAATCGAGCGAAGCGAGTACAGGATTATCCTGATTGGTTTTATCAATA